GCGAAGACCGAGGATGGACGCATCGACGAGGCCGCAATCGCACAGTCGGCGTGCTACGAGTGCCCGCTCTGCCAGACTCGTTACGAGGACAAGCCGGACGTCCGGCGTGGACTGTCGCTTGCGTCTCGATACGTCGCCACCAATCCCGGCGGACTCCCCGGCCACCATGGGTGGCACGCGCCAGCGGTGGCACTTTTCCACGAACGATGGGGGGATCTTGCGCTCGGGTGGACTCGCGCACAAAAGGCGTTGAGTCTAGGGGATCAGGAGCCGATCAAAATCTTCAAGACCAAGAGGCTTGCGGAGTTTTGGCGCGAGGAGGAGACAGCCCCGGAGGTGGCGCTTGGAGGGAGCGGCTATTTAAAAACCGACTACCAAAACGGAGAGGCGTGGGAAGATGAGGAGTTTGAATCTCGACTCTCTCCGATCATCCGCGCCATGACGATTGACCGTCAACGGGATCACCGATGGGTCATTATTCGCGCATGGAAACGGGACGGATCGAGCCGACTGCTCTGGGAGGGGAAGGTCCACACGTCCGAGGGTGTCGAGGAATTGCGGAAGAGGATGAACGTCAGGCCAACGTTCGTCTTTCAAGACGCGCAGTTCGAGACCGGGCAGGTGTACGATGAATGCGTGAAATTCGGATGGGTCGCCATTCACGGGGCAAAAGACGACGGGTTCATGCACTTCCCGAAAAACAAGCCAGCGGTGAAGAAATTTTACTCCGAACTAAAACGCGCCAGCGCACCCGGAGGGGGAACCGCGCTATATCTCTTTTGGTCAAACGAGAAAGTGAAGGACGTGCTCGCAAATCTGCGCGGGGGGAAGGGGGCGCGGTGGGAAACCCCGGACGATGTCAGCGGAGACTACATCCACCAGATCGCCTCCGAGGTGAAGCGGGACGTCGTCAACGCCACCACCAAAGCGGTCGGATCTCGGTGGGTGCGCGTCAGGAAAGACAACCATCTTTGGGACTGTGAGGCGATGCAGACTGTGTTCGCGATTTTCAACGGGTTCCTCGGGTCGAGTTGACAGGTTCCGGGTTTCAATGGCCGCGCCGGATTTCTTCATCAAATCCCTTCTGCGTATCGCAATGACGCAGGGGCGCGAGGTGCTGGAGAATATCGTAACCGGCCAGTTCACGCTGATCTCCGAAAAGGGCGGGAGGCAAATGACGAGTCTCAGCGCGAACGGGAAAAGTTTCTCGTTTCAGGTCGACCCGAAACTGTCGACCTCGGAACTGCTCTCCCGAGTTGAGGAGGCACTGGAGTTTTTTGACGGATCAACGCTCGACCAGGTGCAGACGTACCTGTCGACAAAACCCCTTAGGCGCACACGCGCAAGATTCTGACATGGCACTAGTTGACCAGTGGGGCTACCCAATCGATTCAAGGTTGATCAACGCGACCAGTCAGACAACCGGGCGTCCCTATCTACCGACACGCACGGAGTCGATCACGCGCAGCGTCAACCTTCAGGACTGGCGCACACTGCTAAGTTTGTCGCGCCGACTCTGGGCCAACAACGGCATCGTCAAAGGTGCCACGGCGCAAAAAGCGATGCACTCAGTGGGGCGCGCGTGGAATCCAGTTTTCCGGGGAGCCGATCAGGAATGGGGGAAGGTGGCGACCGAATGGCTTTTGCTTTGGTACGGGACTTCCAACGTCCGCGGTGAAGTGTTCGACTTCAAGACCAGTCTTTACCTGCATAGCATCGCAATCGACCGGGATGGCGACCAAGGGGTGCTTTTGACGACCTCCGAGGATGGCGTGTGGCCGATGGTGCAGACCATCCCTGCGCACAGGATCGGGCAGCGATCGAGCGGTGAGACCATCGTCGAGTCGGGGCCTTATCGGGGTCTGAAAATCTCGCATGGCGTGATCACCAACCCGGTCGGGCGTGCGGTAGCGTACCGCGTGCTAGCTGACGACGAAGGCGACGATCAGGATATCTCCGCTCGGGATCTGATTCTGAGCTTTGACCCCGAGTGGGCCGACCAGCTGCGCGGCCTGCCGCTCTTTTCGCACGCTCTGAATGATCTCCGGGATGCTGACCAGTCGCAATACTGGGAACAGTTGAACCAAATGGCATCGAGCAGTCGCACGCTCATCGAGACGAACGAGAGTGGACAGGCTGATGCTAATGACCCTGGCATGCTCCTGTCCGGCCAGCTGAGTGCCGACGGAATCCAAAATGACGGGCTGGCGATGGAACGGCTGGAGGGCGGCACCATCACCTATTTCAAGGCCGGGACTGGCTCCAAGTTGGAGCAGTTCGTGAACATGCGCCCCGGTCAGGACTGGGACCAGTTTCAGGACCGGCTCGCACGCAAGGCCCTTCTCGGGGTCGGGTGGCCTTACTCGCTTTGTTGGAAGCCGGACGGGCAGAACGGCACGCAGGAACGCGCGGAGATTGAAAAGGCCCGGACCACCATTCTCGACCGGCAGGAACTCCTAAAGCCGGTCGCGCAGCGCGTTGTCGGCTACGCTATTTCAAAGGCGATCAAGGAAGGACTGCTTCCAGAGTACCGTGGTCAGGATGCCGGGGGATTCCTCAAGTGGGACTTCACGTTGCCACCGAAGTTTTCGATCGATCTCGGAAGGGATTCAGCGGCACGCCGGGAAGACTATAAGCTCGGCTTCAAAAATCTCTCCGAGGTGATCGCCGAACAGGGTCAGGTGCTCGACCAGCATATGGACGCACGCGAACGCGAAACGGTCGACGTGATCAACCGCGCAAAGCGGATCTCGGACACAACCGGCATCGATTTCGGCACTGCTCTTTCAATGCTCCAGCAGCGCACAGCTAGCGGGATGGTTGGAGGCGGAATGCAGGGACAACCCATCGAAATCTGAAGCCGGGGTTGACACGAAAAAAAGATCATGGCCACCAGCAACTGGTTTGAATTTAAAGCCTCGGCAGAGATGCCGGAATCCGACCTGTACCTTTACGGTGAGGTGGGAGGCTGGGGAGCCAGCGCCGCGGAGTTTATCGACGCACTGAGCACTCGCAAAGATCAGCGGATCAACCTCCACATTCATTCTCCTGGTGGGTCGGTTTTCGAGGGGCACGCCATTTTCACGGCGCTCAAATCCCATCCCGGCGGTGTCACCACTTGGATCGACGGAATTGCGGCATCCATGGCGTCCGTCATCGCGATGGCCGGGGAGCCGGTCAAGATGGCATCGAACGCGTTCCTGATGATTCACAATCCTTGGAGCCAGACTGCGGGTGGCTCCGACGAGATGCGGAAGCAGGCCGACGTGCTCGACAAACTGAAGGAATCGCTGGTGAAAATCTATGCCGACAAATCCGGCATGACGCCGGAGGAGATCGGCGCCGCGATGGACGCGGAGACATGGTTTTCAGCGGAGGAAGCAGTCGCGTTCGGGCTGGCGGATGAAGTTTTCGAGGGCATGAAAGCGGCGGCGAAAATCGACCTTTCAAGGATCTCCGCAAAGGCACCTTCTGGAGTGTTTGAATTCTCCAACCCGTGGCCAGCCCCAGGCTGGATGCGGGACAATTTCCGGCGCGGGCTGGAGTGGTTTGAGAAAGGGTTTGGCGGGGATGGTCTCGCCGACTCCACCATTGAAGAGGCCCGCACGATCGCTGGAGGAGGGCTTGTATCACCGGACAAGGCCCAGCGCATGGCGGCATGGTTTGCCCGCCACATGGCGGACCTCGACGGTGTCTCAGAAGACCAAGATCCGCCGACGCCCGGCATGGTCGCACACGCTCTTTGGGGCGGGTGGCCAAAGGCAGACTCGGAACGCGCGATGGAATGGGCCGCGGCCAAATACGCGGAGCATGAGACTCAGACAGAGGAAGAAACTATGGACGCAATCGAAACCCAGAACAGCATCGAGCAGGTGCCGGTGCTCCCGGACTTCCAAGGCATGCTCGCAAAAGCCGCAGAAGACCTCGTCAACGCACAGGCCCGCATCTCCAGTCTGTCAGACGAGTTGAGCGCAGCGCAGGCCAGCCTGAGCGCATCTCAGGCCGAATGCGAAAGCCTCCGGTCTGAACTGGAAGCCGAACGCGCCAAATCCGCATCCGTGGCAGAACAAGTGAACGCGAAAGCCGCGGCACTGGTGGCTTCTGCCGGGCACGCCCCGGTCGCTATCGGCGCCGGATCTGACGACAAGATTTCGCCCGCAAAAGGGCACAACATTCTCGAGCGGTTCAATGAACTGCGGAGGAGCGGAAACTCAGCCGAGTGGATGAGTTTCCTCAGGAAACACCGCAGCGAGTTGATCGAAGCGGCGAGGACCACCAAGTAAACCCATCCAACTACCATGGCCAACACCATCACTGGCATCAACGATGATGTCATTTCTCAGGGGGTGCTCGACGGTTTCGTCGCAGCGATCCTCCCCTTGCAAGCATTCACCACCTCGTTCTCTGCGGACGCGGTGAAGCGGGGCGACAAAGTGTCGATCCCACGGATCGGGGCGCAATCTGCAGCAGTCGCGAAAGTGGCTGGCGCGGACTACGTCATTCAGGACAACACCAGCGACGCAGTCGAGATCTCCCTCGGCCAGCCTGTGTACGTCAGCGGCGGACTCGACGACGTCGAGATCGCGAGCAGCAGCGTGCTCAACCTCGAAATGTACGGCAAACAGAAGGGCTTCCAGCTCGGGAAAAAGGTCGTGCAGGACATCATGGCCAATATCACGTTGGCCAACTATGGTGCCGCTGCGTTCACCGGTGCCGCGAACACGTTCGACGTCGACTCCGTGGTGACGCTCGCGCAGGTTTGCGATACCGGCGACATGCCCGAGGACATGCGCTCGCTGGTCCTTAAGGAGACCTACTACGCGAATCTTCTGAAGGACCAGACCGTGACCGTTTTCAACGCTTACGGTTCCACAGATCCGCTGCGCGAAAACAAGATTCCGAGGCTTGCAGGCTTCGACCTCTACAAGTCGACCTTGATCCCCGGCAACGCCCAGAACCTCGTCGGTTTCGCGGTGCATCCCTCCGCTCTCGCGGTGGCAATCCGATACCTGGCTCCGCAGGACGGTAACGGCTACATTCGCGCAGAGGCGATCACCGACGCAGCGACCGGGATCACCATCGGCGTGCGGGAATGGTACGATCAGGACTCCGGCACCAAAAAGAAGGTGTGGGAGTGCGTTTACGGTTCCGCAGTCGGGATCGCCGCTGGCATCAAGCGTATCGTCTCCGCCTAAGTCGTATGGCTTCTTACGCGATGCTGCTCGGGATCAACGCCGGACGTGCCGAGGTGCTCGGCGCACCGATGGACCTGTCGGATGCCAAACGCAAGTTTGCGTCGATCGTTCAGGACGGTGGAGTGCTCGGCGACAGCACGTTCGACGAAGTCTGGTTGTGCGATACCGCGCACGGCAGGCTTCGCCGGAAAGCGTTCTGCCATGCGCCATCCGAACCCGCACCAGCAGCGGAAAAGAAGCCGAAGCGGTGAAGCATTAGGACTCAACCGAGGGGGGCGCTGGGAGACTGGCGCTCCCCTCTTTTTTAGACGCAAATGGGAGAGTTTTTCGACTTAATGGGAGCAGGCTTTTCGGAGGTGGCGAACGAGTGCGGTAACACGATCACGCGCTCCGGGCTGTCCGCAAAGTGCATCGTCACGCCCCTTGAAACCACGCTCGACATGCAGGCCAGCGGGTTCTTTGGCGACTTTTCCAGCACGGTCGAGATGCTCAGATCCGAGCAGGTCCGCCTTGGGCTTGTGGTCCGCTCCACAGCGCAGCTGGCCGGGAAATGGGTGCGCGTGGTCCAGATCGACGACGACCCAGATGAGCCGTGTGTCCGGCTCATGCTCAAGGAAGAGCAACCGACTGCAGTCCCGCGCTGACCATGGACCTAATTGCGCGAGTCGACACTGTCGGTTTTAAAAAGTTTTGCGATGACCTCGCGAAGATCTCGGGCCGGTCATTTGAAGACGTCGTGAAGGCGCAGGCCGGATCTGTGCTTAAGCGGGTGATGTCCAAGACCAAGGCCGCAAACACCGCAAAGCTGAATCGAAGGGCGAAGCAAATCGCACAGCTGGAGCGAGGCTATTTTCCACAGAGGGATGGGTCAGCGCTGATTATCGGCACGCGAACGAAGATGCGCTTCTGGAAGGACTACTCGCCGAAGACTGACCGGCCTACAGTTTACCCGATCAACTACAAGCGATTGCCGAATGAAGTTTGGAATCGCTACAGGTCCGCAGTGAATCGGATTGCTCCGCGAATGCGTGATCTCTCGAAAAAGATCAAGGGAGCGAAAGGGCTGGCAAAATCAACCTGGCTCAACATTGCGAAGGATTTCGGGGTGGACTACATTTTGAATGCTCCGGCCTACGTCAAGAATGCCAAGAGCACGTCGAGGAAGCGGTGGAAAAACTCCGACGGCACCGAGTTCTTCACGATGGCAGATGCATTTGTGGTCATGCGCCAGAGATACAAAAATCTCACCAAAAACGGATTCGCGGCGATCATCCTTCAGGCCGCGATCAAGGCGAGGATCAAAGCATTTTCAAAGGATCTGGAGCGTGGAGTTTTTGACGATGCCAAGAAACGCGCATCCCGTTACCCCGGCGTTTTTGTGACACAAACCAACACCTGACCCATGCCAGCGCCAGATCTGCAAACACTCTACAAGGTCGAGGATGCCATCGAAACCGCATGGCAGACAGTCCTGCAGGCCGAGAGCATCCCGGCATTCAAGACTCGTGACGACGACGTGCTGACGCTCCCTCGCGTGGACGTCGCCGTGACACTGGGGGGAGCGACCGGACATCGCGGGCAGAGGTCGCCGGGGCAGTTTGCGCTCGATGCGTGGACCGGTCAGGTGACGCTGCAGGTCAAGACCAAGCGTGTCTCGGATCAACCTGACACGCACGCGGATTGGGTGGCCGAGATCAGGCTTGCGGCACAGTATTTCGAGGACCGTTTCGGGGCCGCGGTGCTCCCGTATCACGCGCTTTCAATGTTGCAGGAGAGCGGCACGGAGAGATCCGTTGGAGAGGACGACGAGACCGACATCTCTACCGTCGCCTTCGATTTCATCGTGTCGATCCGAAGCAATGCGTGGCCGAGTTGACAGGCCTTAAACCAATATGCCAGACCCAGCAGGAACCAAGAATGACGGCGGCTTAGTGTTCGGCTCCCAAGTCGTAACCATCGACTCGGTTGCCTATGTGGCCGAAAATATTTCGATCGACGCACCCAGCACGATCATCGAGCAAAAGAACGAGTACGGTGTGCCGAAAGGGCAGGTGATCGTTGAGGGCTTCGTGACCGGCACGGCGACTCTGCAGCTGGCGAGCAGCGCAACTGCGATGCCTTCAATCGGCGACACGTTCACTCTGGTTCAAGTCGGTGGCGGCGCCGCGGTGAATTTCCTCGTATCTCAGGTCGGCCAATCGTTTTCCCAAGACGCGGAGACGAAGGTCAACATCAGTTTCCGCAAGCGGATCAACACGCCCGCTCCTTAATCGGGTGGGAGGACGCATGGACCTCCACGAGATCCCCGGTTACAAAGAGGCGGTCGAGGCCGAGCAGGCCGCGCGTTCCGTCGTGCTCTTAGGCATGGAGCAGGAAATTTGCGGAGTCGCGTGTCGGCCTTTCACGGTTAAGGATTTGATCAACCTGCAAGCGATCAAGTCTCCGTTCGTCTGCGGTGGGTGGATCTCGCGCATGGATTGCTTACGGATGCTCTGCATTCAGTCTGTGGCGCATCGCAAGCCTGGGCCAGGGTGGTGGGAGCGGATGGCGCTAAAGCGGCGCAATGCGGCCATTCTCCGGCGCGTGCGGTCGGTCGGAACCGAGGACATGATCGCTGGCATCAACGCATTTTTGGACGATGCATTTCTGGATGCTCCGGCGAGTTCTGGAGGCGCATCGGGATCTCCAATCGCATCGAGTGCCGCAACCATGGTGGACGCAATCGCCAGTGAATACAGCTGGCCGATCTCCGAGATCCTCGGGCTGGAGGTGGCTTTCGTGTTCCAGCTGTTCAGGTTGCGGCACGTTGCACGCGGCGGGAACCGGGCCGCACTGATCAACCGGCGCTCGTCAAAGGTGGTCGGTGAATACCTGCGCGGACTCAACACTAGAATGGGGGCGGCTCAATGAGTGTGACGGTAATGGCAAAGCTCGGGGTGGACGCCTCGGCGATGAACACAGGGCTGGCAGAGGCCAAGGGGAAGATGGACCGTGCCGCGAAAGACATGGCCGGGAGCATCCAGAAAGCCTCTGCAGGTGGCGGCGCTGGCGGCGCAATGGGTGGGATGCTCGGGAAACTCGCAGGCATCGGCGCCGGGCTTTTCGCGGCAGATAAGATCAAGGATTTCGTGGTCGGACTCACCGACATGGCCGGGGCGCTCATGGACATGAGCGACAACCTGGGTGTCCCGGTCGAGAAACTGCAGGAACTGCAGGGCGTTTTCGGAGAGTCTGGAGTCGGTGCTGAGAAGTTTGGAAAGGCGATGAGTTCGCTTAATTCCAAGATCGAGGAGGCAAAGGGCGGATCTGAAAGCGCCGCGGCGGATTTCGCGGCATTCGGAGTCACGATGGACGACCTCCGCTCAAAGTCGCCAGACGAGATAATGCTTCAGATAGCGGACGCCACAGCGCAAATGACGAGCGCCGGAGAGAAGACGGTGAAGCTGGAGGGAGTGTTTGGGAAAGTCGGGAAAAGCATGGTCGGCGCCATGTCTGCCGGAGGCGAGGCTATCGAGCAGGCCGGGAAGTCGATGCGCGTTTTGTCCGAGGAGAATGCGAAAGCACTCGACCAGATGGGCGACGATGCCGCGCGTTTTTGGAACGGATTCAAGGCGACCTCGGCCAATGCGCTAGGGTTCACGGTCCGCGCGTTCAAACACACGATGGGCGAGCTTGGGATTGGCGACAAAGCCGAGTCTCCGTTTGCTGCGCCAAAGGCCCCGGACGCCGCAGCGCAGGCCGCAGAGAAGGCCGCGAAACTAAAAGCAGAGCAGGAGCGCAGGTTCGCGGATGAGATCGCAAAATTTCAGAAGGAGCGAGAGAAGCAGGCCGAGCAGACGATGCTTCAGCATCACGAGCAGCGGATGGCCGCGGAAGAACAGCTGGCGAAGCGGCAGGAAGATGCCGAAAAGAAGGTGCTGGATTTCCGCGGGAAGCAGAAAGTCGAGATGCGCGACCTGCTCCACATGATGGATCAGGCAAAGCAGATCGGCGGCGACATTGGAGGGGAGTTTGCAGCCAAGGCAGGCCAAGCAAAAATGGATCTGGTGGAGGCGCAAACACAACGGCTCCTAATGTCGCCAGCTGAACGAGTCGCTGCAGATCGCGAGGCCCGGCGCGTCCGGCACGCACAGCAAAAGGCGCAGCGTATGGTTGAGCGGCAGATCCGCGAGGGGAAGATCCAAGACGCAGCCCCGGCGATGCAACCAATGCCACCAGAGGCGCAGATAGGCAAAGCCGCAACGGATTTGAGTGCAGCAGCGGCCAACCTTAAAGGCCTGAAAATCGTGGCCATCACAAACAACTAACGCACCATGCCGACCGGAGTTTATTACGATCTTCCAGCGGGAGCCAACACGGCGCAGGAAGCCGACGCGCGTGTCTTTGGGTACGATGCCGAGGTGCAGGCCAAGTTTTTCACTCAGGAGTTCGTCGTCAACGGATCAGACTTCACTCCGCTCCCATTTAACTCGAGCGTGATCGTCGGAGGAACTACCTACTACCTAGTCGACGAATCCAACACGCAGGACGCCGGGGGCGGGATGGTGCGGTGGACGCGCACCTATTACCAGAAGCCGCCAGATCGGTCGGAGTACGAGAATATCGTCTACAACTACACTCTGGTGTATGTCCGCGACATCGACTCTGGCTTGTGGATTTCGTTCCCGCTCGGGGCATCCTTTCCGCTGCAGGTCGCGACTCGCGTGGACTACAAGTATTACACAACGGACGATCCGGGCACGGACATCCCGACAAATAAGGGGTGGAAGATCTTCAAAATCGAAAACGCGATCTGCACGCAGGGGACAAACCCGGTTTCCGGCACGGTCCCGAATCTCGCAATTACCAGTCCGTACCTTGGGGAAGACTCCGAGGTGACACGCTGGAAGGGTGACATCTGGGTCCGCAAACAACGCTGGGTGCCATACCCTGAAGTCAACGTGGAGGTGATCGTCGCCTAATGGCAAAAAGGATTCCAGATCTGGTCAAAGGTTCGGAGGACACGCTACTGAAAGCGGAGCGTGGGAATGAACTGATCGGGACCGTCAATGCGCTGGCAAGCATGACGTTCCAACCCGCGAACGCGGCCACACTCGACGTCGGCCCGGAGGGAGGAGCCGTGATGAAATTCAACATGGACGTGCTTGGTGGTGGCGGTGGAGGTACGCCAGTCGCAAACATCGAGGATGTCGTCCGGCAGGTGCTCGGGACTGCTACGATCGGCATCTATTGTGACAGCCCAGGAGTGTTCACCGTCACATTTACAGTTCCGCCAGCGCCTCCGCCATGATCCCTTGTCCAGAATTGCCACCATGCACACCGATCTGCCCAGATGGGTGTCCGCCCGGTCAATCGTGCCTTTTCATCCTTGATGGATACAGGGATGGTTATTGCACATGGACACCTCCTGCCCCGGGGTCGCTTATGACATCGTGCGAATCCCCAGAGCACGATTGCTGTTGCAAATGCGAAGAAATAGAAGGCGCACCTCCATGTACTTTTGCAATCGAGTTTGGAATCAACAACCCTGGGCAAACGGATTGCGATGCCGCGCAGTCTGCTTGCATCTCGCAAAACAGCGAACTGCAGTATCATCAGGAGTCTCCATGCTGCACCATGACGAAGCCGCGCGTGGAGGAGCTTCCTCATTACTATGGTGCCTGCAACATCACTGGATGCTATTGCACGCCGTGCAATCGCTTGTCTCAGCCTAGGGTTCCAGTCGACCCGGCGCGGCCTTACCCTTATTCAGACTTTTACGCTCCATGCTACAACCCCCCCGGAGGGTTCTGGGACGATCACGATCCGATCAACAAGCCGCTTAAATCAGTATACTGGACAAGCGTCAAATTTCAGGAGCCGGGATACAACGGGTGCGCGGATCTCAATAAATGCAGGGCAACGTGCCGCGTTTATTCGCAATGCAATGAGAACCCCGAGGAAATTTACGATCCGTGCCAACAGCAAAATGACACCGGATATTTTTGTTACGATCCCGATTTTCCAGCTTCCGAATGCGCTCAGCCAACCGGGTTTGGGACGTGCGAGCCGCTTTGCACCTGCCCTTACGGAGATCCGATCACAACCTACCAAGAGTTTACATGCGATGGGTTCGGGCCGGTTGCATATTGCGAATTCTTCTGCCCGCCCGATCCGTGTACCGCGATCACCTGTCCGCCCGGCTACTATTGCGACCCATTAGCCAATCCAAACTGCCAGCCGCTTCCATGACGAAAATAACCCCGTTTGCGTTCCCCGTACTTGAAGAAATCATAAAGCGAAAGCGGCTCCTGTCTGCGTTCCTGCAGCAGTTCCCGTCCATCGCTGAACACATTGGAGAGCATGGGTTCAAGGACCGGAGGGAAGCCATAAAGGCACTCTCACAGACCGACTGGCTTCCATGGGTTGAACGTGTCTGGATGGACTTGGAGGATCTGTCTCAAATCGTTTCAAAGTTTGGACCGCTCGCGGAGGACCGCAGTCAAAAGCTGGCGCAATATGCGCCGGACAAAGACAAGGAAAAGATCGAGCAGCGCACCAAAGAGACGAAGAGCCAGATGGAGGTTCAGGGGCCAAGGATCTGGAAGTGGCTCCATGACATGGCGCTCGGATGGAACGGAGAAAAGGACGAACTGCAAAGCATCATTTCGATGATCACAAACGCGGTCCCGTGCGGGGAGTGCAAAAAACACTGGGTGGAGATGCTCGTCGCGAATCCTCCAAAGGCCGCAAACGCGGAGGAGTTTTTCGCCGAGAGCGTATCGTGGCACAACCAAGTCAACGTCCGACTAGGCAAGCCCGAGATGACCGTCGAGGACGCCCGCAAAATCTACGCTCGCGCCAGTTGACAGATCGTCGGATTTAACGCCATGGCAATTCGCCTCCGACCCAATTTCAATCTTCCGGATCATCGGACTGGTGACACGTTCCGGGCGATCGATATTCGGATCTCGATCAATGATGCACCGGTGGATCTCACAGGCGCAACCGCACTAGTTCAGGTCCGCACTGAGCCGACCTCTGCAGCGGTTGCCATGACGCTTTCAACGTCGATCCACAACCCGACGCAGGGCCTTCTGAAAATAAATGAGCAGGCCGTGACGCTCGCATCCGGGTTGTACTACTACGAGCTTCAGATCACGATGCCCGGCGGGTTTCGTGAGTCGTACCTCACCGGGACGTGGCAGATCCTCCAAGACGTGACACGATGAGCACTCAGCCAAACCTCTCAATCCCCATCGATGTCACCGTCGCGCCCCAGCTGGTGGGCGTTAACTTAACACTGTCTCGCGGTTTGGAGGGTCCGATCGGCGCGACTGGCGCCGCGGGGACTCCGGGGGCCGCGGCAACCATCGACGTCGGGACTGTCTCGACTGTGTCGCCATCGACCCCGGCGAGCGTGACCAACACCGGCACGGCCAATGCCGCTGTTTTCGATTTTTCAATCCCGCAGGGTGCGACGGGTGCCACGGGTCCGGCTGGCGAAGGGTTTGTGTGGGAGGGGGCGTGGGACGATACTACCTCGTACCAGGCGCAGGATATCGTCGCCTTTGGAGGATCGTCTTACATCGCCACCACCGCGATCCCCGCAGGACCGGGCAACCCTAACCCAACCCAGACCTCTGCGTGGGAACTGGTTGCGTCCAAGGGGGACACGGGGGCGCCGGGGGTTAATGGTGACAAGTACACCACGACTAGCACGACGACTTTGACGGTCAGCAACGGGACCAAAAACCTGACCGTCGGGCTGAATCTGGCTTACATCCCCGAGCAGTCGATCATTATTGCAGCCGCGTCGGTTCCCGACACGCACATGCACGCTACCGTGGTGTCCTACAACCCAGCTACCGGAGCAATGGTTGCGGACGTGACGCAACACAATGGGACCGGCACGCTCTCCGATTGGGAGATCGGTCTGAGCGGTGCTGTTGGAGTGCAAGGCCCGGCGGGGACCGCAGCAACCATCGCGGTCGGATTTGTGACCACTGGACTCCCCGGATCGTCCGTGGTCATCACCAACACGGGCACGTCGAGCGCAGCCGTGTTCGATTTCACCATCCCGCGCGGGGACACCGGCTTTTTCGTTGGAGATGCGTCCACGATCACCACCGGCACACTCACGGATGCGCGTTTAAGCTCCAACGTGACCCTTGGTGGCAACGTATTTAGCGGGACAGGGTCGATGGTGCGGCAGACGTCCCCGGCGCTTGTAACCCCTAATATTGGCGCAGCGTCGGCATCAAGCGTCACGGTGTCGGCGGCAAGCTGGAATCAGCTTAACCTTACAGTCTCGGCGTACCCTGGTACGTCTGGCTCAGTCCTAAAGGTTACTCCGCATAACGGCACGGAACCTCTGACCGTCCGAGGGTTTGGTGGGTACAACGCATTTTACTCAACGCGCATCGATTCGTTGCGGACCTCGTACATCGGGCTTGGAGACGACCTCACAAGCGCAACGTGCACGGCCCTACTTCTCAAGGACTCGCGGCTTTCCGTTTCGTTCAACGGCACGGTCGGACCATTCACGGCTTACGCTGGTTTTGACGCATCGGATTTCCGAGCGTTTAACGCATACACCAACGCGTCAAACTACGAGCGGGGAAGCGTGGGATGGTCTTCCAACGTGTTTACCGTCGGGACGGAGGCGGCTGGAACCGGCACCGTGCGCGGATTCCAGATCTCCATCGGTGGCACGCCGCGCTTTGCAATCTCGACCGGTGGCAACATCACAACCGGCACATGGCAGGCTGGAACCATCGCTGTCGCCTACGGAGGCACGGGAGCATCTGATGCAGCAACTGCACGCACCAACCTCGGGCTTGCGATCGGCACGAATGTGCAGGCTTTCGTGTCGGCAACCAACACCGGCACCGGAGGGATCGTGCGTGAGATCTCCGCGGAGTTTTACGAGCCGACGATTTGGAATCCCAATCTCAAAGGTTACTCCATCAACGTCGTCACGTTCACCGAAAGCGACAATCTTACGAACGAGTACGACTTGGTGCTAGTCAATGCTTCCGCTGGGAGCATCGATGTAAATTTCGTCCCAGAAACCTACAATCTCGGGAAAGTGTTTGAGATCAAGCGGATCGACTCCTCGCCAAACGCAGTCACCATCAACGCGGCTTCTGTCGGCGGAATTGACGGAGAAAACACGGTTCTTCTTCCGTTGCAGAACATGTCCCTGACTATCGTCAAAACGTCCGCAGGATTTAAAGTAATATGAGCTACTTTCCAAACCAAGGTCAGCAACCGATCGCACGCTCTCAGTCGATCGTCCCGGCTACTGACTCGCCACAGTTCCCGACCGGAAACGTCACTAAAAAATACCGGACGAACTGCGACACTCTGCCGCTGGCGCAGGAGTGGAACACGACAACGGCAACGGGCGACCTGCTACTGCTCGATGGAAACTGCCAAGGCGCATCCTATTGGGTTCTTTCAAAGTCGCCGTTCAACGCTGGCACCACTTCAGTCATCGACGGCATCGACACATTTTCGATGCCGACCGAGTTTTCTTTTGGTGTCCATCGCTCTCAGGGGGCACTGAATCAGGAGTTCGCAATCGAGGTTGTCGACAGCGCAACGCCAGCGGCACCTCCGGCAGAGGTGGCTATCTCAGCACTGAGCCAGACCACGACAACGCTGACAGTCACCACGTCGGCGGCGCACAACCTGTCTGCAGGCCAGAGTTTCGGCATCTACGGTTGCGAGGATTCGCGGTTTAACTATGGGGCTTTGGTTGTGGCGTCCGTTGTCAGCGCAACGCAGATCACGGCCACCGCAGGTCCCGGCGGAACGATCCAGTCGCTTACGGCATCCCCAGCGATTCTCGGATCTCCGTTTATTTATGTTCGCCGCCGGCTCGGTGGCAGCGCAGATGGCACAAGCATGATTCTCGAAAACGCGACGGCAACCAACGCCGCGTTTTATGTTCGCTCCAATTCAGGGGATGCAGCCTCCTCTGGCACGGCGACCGGGAACCAATCAATCACGATTGCGACTGCGGCTTCAGCGCAGCCGATCGCTGCGGTCGGAGCATACAGTTTTTTCCCATCGTCTCAGTACCTGCTAAATCTGCAGGCCGATCGAGTTCAATGGCATGACGTCCCGGCGGACGTTGTCACGGGGTCGACCTCTCGCTACATCAGAAACTCGATCTGTCCCTCCCCTGACTTAGCCTACAAGATCCGCATCGAGGCGACCAATAACAAGGGCCTGACCGCACCGGTGGGGCGCATCGTGTCCGCAGTCAAAACGGCGTCCACAACGGCGACGATCACTTTTGCGGAGCCGCACGGATGCACGGTTAACGACTACCTACACGGATACGGAGTGCGGGATCAGGGATCGACCGCATTTGCAAACCTGACGACGACGGGAGGCGTCAAGGTGGCTTCCATCGTGTCTCCGACGGTGCTGACGATCGTGTGGGGATCGAGCGGGACCGCAACTAGCTACGGTGGCTATATGACCCGCGTTCAGGGCGGCGCAGGCCAGAACGGCGCCATCGCGCAGGCTTTCCAATCCGTCTCGATCACGGATGGACTGCTAACCTGCACCGGCAATGCAACGTGGGCAGGTTTAGTGATCGGAGACGTCGTCAACATTTACGGGGTCCGAGACTCATCGAGCGGAGCGGATCTCGGGATCGATGGCGCTTACAAGGTCCGCAACCTCGCGACATCCGTGATGACGCTGGAGCCGATTCCTGGCGCTGCATCCCCGGCAAACCTTTCACTCACCAACTGCGGAGGTGGCGTTATCAAGCGCACGGATTTGCGGGTGAGTAACATTCGCGCTTACGAATATCTCCGGGAGCGGGTCGAGTTCGCTCCGCGCCCATCCACGGATGGCGCAGCGGCGATGCCGGTGAACGTAGTCACCTCGGCGGCATTGGCCGTCAACAGCGCATCTCTTTCCCCATCGGCGAGCTTGGGCACTGCAACATTCCACCGGCTTTTGTCGGCGGCGACGACAAACCTGACATCCGTGAAAACTTCGGCTGGCACGATCAACTCTTTGAACATCTCCAACACGAACGCGAGCGCCACTTACTTCTTCAAGCTCTACAATAAGGCCAGCGCACCAGTTCCGGGAACCGATACTCCGATCCATACCATCGCGCTCCCACCTGGCACGCGTTCGATTGACACTGGCGCCTACGGAGTGCGGCTTGCAACTGGGATCGCCTATGCGATCACCGGTGCCGTCGCTGACGCCGACACAACCGCAATCCCTGCAAACGAGGTTTTGGTCAACATGTCGTACACCTAATGAAAATCACATCCGCTCTCGTCAGCATGACAGGTCCGACAGTTCTGGTGTCGGCTAAACTGCAGATCCAAGACTCGTCAATCGACATCCAGTTCACGCTGTTGGAATCCGACTTGTACGCCGCAGCAAATGCGGACGGTCGGGCGTCTTGGGAAAACTCAGACCTTGTGACGGTGGCCAAGGAAAAGTTGAATCTGGAATGCACGATATCATGAGCATTGAACAGGCACTTTTAGCTGGTTTGAGCGGGACCACAACGGCACTAGTTTGGGCCGTGACGAAGCTCTGGTCGAAGTCGGAAGAATGCGAGTCTGACAGACGATCGCTAAGGCGCGAGATCGAAGACCTCAAACATTCCAAAGGGCACGCTGAAGGGCGTCTTGAAATTTTCCAGAGGTGCCCAGTTGACACTTGTCCGTTTTCCGAGGGTAGAACCCACTTTAAGCCATGAGCCACGCACGCACCACGCTCCTCGGCATTTTTACGGTCATCTCGGCGCTTTCAAAGGGCGCCTTGGAGTTCATGCAAACTGGCACCGTGTCGGATCTGTCGGAGTTGATCTCGATGATCACCGCGGGCGTCGGTTTGATTTTGGCTGCAGACGGAAAATGAAGGCGATCATCATCAGTATTGCGCTTCTGGCCGGGGGATGCGTGACCAATCCGAAAACCGGGGTCCGCGAGCCGATTATCCCATTCCGCGCTCAATTCTGCGGGGAGCGTGACGGCATCCAGATCTGCACCGGCTATCAGTCGAGTGGTGGATTTTTCGTTGAGGGTAGGCTGAAAAAGAGCGGATCGAAATGACGCTCCCGGAGATCATCCGAGACGTGCAAGAATCCCTCGGGATCGATGCGGACGGCATCGCCGGGCCGGTCACATGGCAGGCCATTCATCAGCGCATTTGCGGGGTTCCTCGCGCTATCCAGCCAATCTCTGAGCAGGTCGATAAACGATCGGCGAAAAACATCGCCACACTCCATCCGCAGGTGGCCTTTCTGGCCGAGCGGCTGGTGCGTCAGGCCACCGCGCAGGGGATAGACGTGCGCGTCATTTGTGGACTGCGGACCAACGCCGAGCAGGATGCTCTTTTCGCACAGGGCAGGACCAAGCCGGGCCGAATCGTTACAAACGCGGCAGGGGGTCAGTCGTGGCACAACTACGGAGCCGCGTTTGATGTCGGGATCTTTGCTGGATCTGAATACCTGGGGGCGTCTCCGCTTTATCGCGAGGTCGGAAAACTCGGGAAAAGCCTCGGGTTGGAATGGGGAGGAGATTGGAAGTTTCTCGACGAGCCGCATTTTCAGCTCCGTCCAAACTGGGCGTTAAACAAGCCGTCGGCGGAGGTGCTCGCCGAGTTCGCCCGCCGAATCCGCGCGGGCCGGGATATCTGGGGCTGAGCGGCTGACACATTTCTGGGCTCGCGTCCAGAAAATCCGCTCGGGAAAAGTTTTGGGCGTCCATGGTTTTTTTGTGGACTCATGCGGTCGCATCCGGCAAAACCGCTCTCGTCGGTGGCGGTGGTCGCCAGCGACAAACCAAAAAAACATGAAAACCAAATCACTCCGCGCAACCATCATCGATTTGATGGAGCATCCCTCAAACACCAACCAGACCGGGCTGACCATCAGTCCAGAGCTTGGGTGGAGACTCACTTTTTCAAATCAGGACCGAGAGGAAAATGCGGTAATGCTTATTTGCAAAGAATCGCTTGAGGAGTGGAACGATGGTCATGGGTGGGATGACCATGCGGCCGAGTTGTGCGCTGAATGGATCACCGACAACGCAAAATCTTGGTTAAAGGCAGACTGTGCCACAGATGATTGGACTCCGAGCCAATGGGCGGAAATTTTCCTAATCCTTGAAGGGGGGGCTGAGTAATGACAACCCGAACCTCATACCACTACGTTTTGTGCTGGGAAAAAAACGGGGAGGTGTTTTCCGATCCGCCCGCCTGCAAGGACTACGCGGACAGGGCTGAGGCTATTTCTGACGCAGAAATTGCATCTCGAAATCTGCGGCCCAACCAATGGTTTACCGTGTGGGAGGTTGAAGAATTTTGGGACGAAGTAGAAGAAGAGTGGGTAGTTGAAGACCCGAGCGATTGGACACCCATCCACGAAACCGAATCTGGAGGGACGAAATGAGCACCCTCCTCACCCTAAGCGGCTTGGACGTGGCCGTGGTGTTCATCCTCGGCAGTCTCTCCGGGGTGTCGATTTGCCAAGCCGTGGCAGCCCTGACGGGCCACCGCCGCCGCACCACAACCCGCCTCCAGCGGTCCCGCTGGCGGGAACAGGGGGTTTTCCAGATCCGAAACGGGAGGACCGCAGAATAATGACGCGATCATCCAAAATCAGCGCCGTGCTTCTGCTAGCCGGATACGCATTGTCGGCATACCTCTGGATCCGCAAATGAGACAGACATCCCGCCTCTATCACTGGGATCTATCCGACGCACCGGTGCAGGAAGTCGTAAAAAAAATCGAGGCCCTCCCATCCAATCTCCGCCCATGGGCCGGACGATTGGTGTGGTGGGACCGGTACGCCGAGCGGACCGAGCCGGTCCAAGGATTTGAGCAGTGGTTGCAGGATCGGGCCACGCCGGAGCCTAATCCGGTGGAGTTGGCTCAGGCGCTCGTCGGGCTTGGGTACACTCCCGACTACGCCGGCATGCGGGCCGGGGCGCAGGACTGGGGCATCGCGGCGGTGCGTAAAATCGGACGACCTCAGGGCAACAACCGGCACGCGCCGGAGGGCACGGAAT